CACCAGGTTCCAGTTCAACATCCACAGGTGGTTTGACGCCAGCCTTCTCAAATGCTTTACGCATCATTGGGAACTTACGTATACCCCGCTGCAATTCCTCTTCAGAGGCGAAGGGTTGCACTCGCAAACTTGGAAAAGATCCAAAGGCTTGAGCTGGGAGAGAAGTCACTGTGAGAGCAATCTGCATAGCAGCACTTGTTTGCCCAGTGACCGTGGAATAAGACATCACGGCATTCACTGAGGTAACGAAGGCAATGCAATTCAACATGTTGCATTTATTGTTTGCTTCAGCAACATCATCAGTTTCGTAAATGTACCCAAGGGTCCCATGGGTGAGGTTAACAATATCATTCACATACCCTGGACTCTTTCCGTCAGTGGTATTGTATCTGGCTAAAATTATCTGATAAGTACCAGGCAATGGGATTGAAAAACTATTATTGCTCAACCATTTTGGCAAAGCTGAGCTGGGGTAATAGGTGAAATTATTATTAAATGTACCAGCACTAGGTGGTAACGCAGTGGTCCAATTGCCAACACCCGTTTGGTAGAGTGCCATGTAGCCCATTGTTTCAAAATTACTCTTAGGATTGAAGAATTCAACATCGTACTCAACGAGTAATTCACCAATAAAAGTTCCGCCTGTAGAACTTAATGGTGCATAGGAGAAAAGTCCAACGTCATACTCTCGAACATCGGTACCAGATGGTACTGCTCCCGTTCGCACGAAGTATTTCTTCATGTAGGAGCCTCGTTTCAAATTGCAATTATGAACATCATCAGACCATGCTGTGATGGACTGACATCCTGCATATTCATACATTTCTTGCTTGGATGCAAATGTGGCATCCTCTGAATCGTACTGTGTTGCCATCAAGAGTTGCGCATTAGTGTTGGTGCCGCATCTATTGCGATAAACAAACCGCAAAGATCGGAAACGGTATTGTTCAAATAGCGCACCCATCGAACCTAACCAGGGAAATGTATCTGTCAGTCCTGGATTTAGGTGATAGGCATACGCCGTAAAATCAGTCACTGTTGTGATGTCAGTCAAATATTCGCGGTGACGAACGCGAAATGACTTTCCATCATTTATCTTAGGCCCCTTATTAAAGAAGGATCTCTGAGCCGCCGCTGGGGCGACCATCATCCGTTCTTTCTTGTCTACTTTGACAAAGGGCTTCAGCGATCTGGGTCCGAATCCCTGGAAGCCTTGTTTCTTTCTTCCGGGCTTCATCTTCTTTAAAATCTTCTTGGCCTTCTTGACCAAATTTTTCTTCTTCTGTTTGGGCGGCATGGCTGGGACAGCACTTCAAACCGGCATGATCAATTTGAGTTAACCTCCGGTAATCATTTGCTGATTCTACTGTTATGTACAAGTGTGCGAGCTCGTGATCAGGCTTGTAAACAGATTGCACCTCCTCCCATGTGAACATATCCCACCCTTTCCGGGTGCAGGGTGTTTTAAGCTGGTTAATGTAAACTCTTTCCAAATGTGCGATATATCCAGCTAACATTCCTCGACAATTTTCCACGGCACTATCATTCCAAAAAGATGATAATCGCAATGCTGCCGCTTTCAAATACGACCATCTCACATGTTCGTGAGCGTGTGTGTGATATATCAATGACGATATTACCTTTTCACAATCAGGATATGGTACGTATAATTTCCCAACCATTCTCGTCTTTTGCGACAAGAAATTTCTATCTACTAGTTTGCCTTTGCCTATTGCTTCAACTTTTGCGTTGATGCCTAAGGAGCGCCATACAAGAGTAATTGTTTCGACATTGAAGAAGCTAACCGCAAGATC